AATCAGGCATCTGATCAGATTGCAGGGATGGTTGAGAACAAAGATCTATTACAAGATAAAGCGCCAGTTCAAGTCAACTCAAAATTTTCAGATTTTTTAGAGAGAAACAGAAGAGAAGATGGCTCTTATAATTCTGCTGCTCAAGCTATTATAAATCAATACGACGATGGACGTAGCAACTATCAGGTAGCTATGGAAGATATAAAAAATTCTCCTGGTGGGAAGCAAGCATTTAAAAAAGCTTTTCCTAATCCTTTAGTTAAAGTTGCAGAAGGTGTTGGTAATTATATAAAAGGAGGAGGTATCCTTGGTATTCTTCCTAACCTTATGAGTAATGTAAATGAAAAAGTAGGTGGTATTTTTAATCAAGATAAAGCGCCGACGGATATGGGGACACGGATGAGTAGTATGGATCAAGCAGATTTAGACGCTTTAAAAGGTCCAGGCATGGCAGATATTTCTGGCGAAAGTACAGGTGACGGAACATTTAAAACTGCTGAAGAAGCAATTGCTGCTAGTGGTTTTCCGGCTGCAGAGTTTGCACCTTCGGACTACTTTCAATTAGGTATAACCAATCCAAATTTAATGCAAGCTAATTCACTTTTAAACTTTAATGACTTATTACAAATGAATGAAAATATTGACGCACAAAGTATTGCAAATGCTTATAAAGCTTTGACAGATAATCAAGGTTTTGATGTTCAAGATAATCAAGTTCAGTACAATCAACCTTTGTTTGGAGGTAACTTACAGTTTGGTGTTGGTCCAGATAACGCAGGCATTATGTTTAGTAAAGGATTAGGTGCATAATGTTGAGCGTGCGTGATTGGATATGGGTCGGTTGTATTGTCGGTGGTATTGCTTTCACCAACGGGATGATGTCATCACGGGTCACGGCTCTTGAATCAAAGATTAAAGATATAGACATGTTGCGTATCGATGCACGGCTCTCGGTCATTGAAGCACAAGTTATTTCAATAAATAAAAAAATAGACGAAGCAATTAAGTAGAATTTTTAACAAACATTGAAGATTCTAAACACCAAGTTTGAACATATATAGGTCCTATATTATTTTCAAAAGCTGTATCATTTAATTTGTTTTCTACAATAATACGCCTTGCCTCACATCTATACGAATCAAAAAATAATTCAGCAGTGTGTTTTACTGTGGGCATACCAGGGATAGATACTATAGAAAGCATTAACCATATTTTAATCATCCTTATTTAAGTATTCTATCATCCTCTTTAATTCAATACTTCTTTCTTTAAACATACCTGCTCCTAAATTATGACGTTGACAAAGTAATCCTCGTGGAAGTAAGTTTAAATTATTTCTGTAGTCTTTCCGTGTATATTTGTGATCATGGTCAATAACTAACTCAGTTAAATTACTTCTACCTTTTTTTCTAGTAGGAGCTTTTTCATATAAAACATCTGGTCCGCAAACAAAACACGTCGGCTCTTGTTTAAACCACCAATCTGCCACAGTCTTGCCCCATTCACATTTTATCCTGCGATATCGTAAAGTTATTCTTCCCTCTAATGTTGATCGTAATTTTGCTTGTTCTTTTTTTCTAGATCTGTTTATTGCTTCTTTTCCTTTTTCACTTTTAACATATCTTTCTTGTCTTTCTCTTGCATAGCCCATATTATTTTGCCTCCCCCCATGATGGTCCTTCTTCTAAGTCTATAACACTTGGAACTTTTAATTCTATACAGTGTTCCATAATCTCTTTTATCTTACTAGCTTCTTCAGGCGATTCAAAAGATAAATCTAATTCATCATGCACCTGGATTAAAGGTAAAAAACCTTCTTGATGTAATGTAACCATAGCTTGTTTAGTTTGATCAGCCGCTGAGCCTTGTATTAATCTGTTTAATGCTTTGTATGTCCATCCTCTTTTAATTCTAGTAAAGCCACCATACTTACGCTCGGCTTCTTCTTTAGGTAAAGGAAATCCCGCACCAAATTCTAATGGTTCCCACAAATCAAACCGACATTTACGTCCTTTAATAGTTCTAATAAAACCTATATCTCCTGCTCTTTTCTGCGCATTCTTTGTTAACTGTCTGACAAAAGGAACATTGGTATGATATTTAGAAAACAATTCTTCTGCCTCGAACTCTGTAAGGTTTAATTCATTAGCAAGCTTTGCTTTCCCCATACCATACATCATACCAAGATTAATTGTCTTGGCTTGTTTACGTTCAATGCCGGCCATATCTGCTACAGTTTGATGGAAATCTATATCGCCTGAATTATATCCTTCTACTAATTGATCTGCTCCTTCTAAGTTTGTAATAGATGCATAGTGTACTAATAGTCTAGGCTCTTGTTGAGAATAGTCAAAACACCCCCACTTCTGTCCTTCTTCAGGAATAAACAATCTTCTAATCATAGGACCTATCTCTTTATTACGAGCAGGTATTTGTTGTAAGTTAGGATTTTGCATGCTTAATCTACCTCATTTGATTGATTTCAGCGAAAATCCTCCCTCCGTTCTCGTGCTTGAGGATACTATCAATAAAGGTGGTTCTCGCTTTATTAATTTCACGAGCTTCAACAACCATTCTTGCAATAGGACTAGCATGATTTGAAAGAAAGTCTTTGTCAAATTTAGGTTGCTTAGACTTCGCAGTTCTTTCATAAGATATTCCCGCTGCATCAAACGCTTTAGCGACAGATGTCGGAGTCCAAATATCAACGTGAATATTTGTAGCCTCATGGATTTTTTTAAGTATCTTTTTTTCTGTAGTAAATAAAGTTTTCTTTGTTCTCTCTGCGTGATCGACATCTACTCTAACTCCCTTCTTTTTCATTTCAAATAAAACAGGAAATAAATCTGTTTCTAATTTGAACACATCTAATAAATCTTGTCTAATTATTTCTCTTTTTAAAATGTCCCATAACTTTAAAGTTAAAGCTGCATCTTGTTCTGCATAAGGACCAACATACATAGGTGGTAACTTCCACATCTCTGTCTTTGCGTTGACTCCCCAGCTCTTCGCTGCATCATACAAAGCTGATTGAGATTTCTTTTCTCCTACATATTTTTTTCCTAACTCATCTAAAGAAAAACGCATAGGACTATTTTCATTTACAATTGGTCCTGCTATCATCGTGTCAATAATACGACCATGAACTTTTAATCCCATTTGATGTAGCCAACCTACATCATAAATAGCATTGTGAAATATTTTATCACATGGAAGTTCTAAAATTTTTTTAAGTTGTCTTACAAAAACTTTTTCATCTAAGTTTCCTCCACCTTCATGGCGTAAAGGAAAATAACCACACCATCCTTCAACAGCTATGGCTACACCAATAACATATCCTTTGTTGACTGCCCAACCTGGACCTATGCCAGTATTTAATCCTATGTCTCTTGTTTCTAAATCAATAGCAATTTGTTTTGCGTCTGATAAATCTGGTAATCTTTCCGGAGGAACCCACTCACTCGGTGGCTGAAATAGTGGTATCTGTGTCATCGTTTATTTCTCCCGCAATTGCTGCGTATCCCGCCATGTCTACGTAACAATCTTTTGTGCGTTTATGTTTTATTCGTGCTACCTTTACAAGCAACATACATATAGCTACATCGTGCGCTGAAACTTCATGATCTAAATAAGAAGACCAAAGCTCTGCAATGTTTTTATGATTCTGAGATTTATTTCCATAGTCTTCTTGTCGTTGACCAGTAACTATAGTGGTTGCCGTTGATAGATATTCTTTACTCTGCATTTACTTTCTCCTTATTATTAATAGATCTTAAATCATTTCTCATAAGTTGTAAATCAAGCAATAACAACTTCAATTCTTTATCTACTTTTTCCCTATTTAACTTAGGTAATTCTGCCCTTATTTTTCTTACTTGTTTCTCTGTAACATCTAATTGTTTCAGTGCTGTATCTATTGTAAACATCATGTCCTCCAAAACATTTCTGTGAATTCCTTGTCGGTTTGAGAGCGAACCAAATGCAATTCATTTTTTGCTCGTGTCATTCCCACATAGAATACACGTCTCTCTACGTCTCTGTTTCTTCTATACTCTTCATCAACTTTAAAAGATAAATCAGAAAATAATAATACATTAGTTGCTTCTCCTCCTTTTGATCCATGAATGGTAGAAAGTTTTACTCTTGCCTCATGATTTAAATTTTGATTACGTCTTAACGCTGCTAATAAATAAGCTAACTTAGTTGGTGGTATCTTATCTAATGCTGCATCCCATCTTAACTCTTGAGATAAAAGTAAACCGTGATTATTTTTTAATTCATCATATGTATATTCTTTATCTTCACTAGCTCTTGGCATAGTCTTTGATCCATAACTCACTCCCACATCTACATTCATGTAATGATACATAGCTTTGATGCCATCTAACTTAACTGTTTTATTTCTCGTTAAAGCTGTCCAGGTATTGATAGCTAATAGTAAACGATCACTTACTGATTTAGAATTATGTCGTTGATAAAATATACCTCTTGTTTTTAATTCTTCTTCTACCTTGTCTAATAAATAATTAGTGCGTGTAAGTATCAACCAATCATCTTTTAAAAAATCTGTCTTCGCATATGGATTAACTCGTAACTTTAATAAACCATCACGGTCCGTGGCCTTCCAATCTTTATGTACCCTGTCATCTACACGGCTGATCACGGCATTAGCTCTTTGTTGCACGGCTAATGGTACACGGTACGATTGATCAAGAATAATTCTATTACCTTTTAATTGTTTAAATCTCCACGGATG